CCGGTGCAAGTGGGTCTTGACTTTGGACTTACACCCTCTGCGGTGTTTGGTCAGAAGATGCAAAATGGTCGGTGGCATATTCTCCGAGAGATAGTTACGTTTGATATGGGTCTAGAACGCTTTGCCCATTTGCTGAAATCAGAACTAGAAACATGGTTTCCAAAATTTGAATGCATGATATGGGGTGACCCAGCAGGTTCAGCAAGAGATATGATCTATGAACAAACAGCGTTTGATCACCTCAAGACACATGGACTAGTTGCCAGACCAACAGCAACCAACGAATTTAAGACCCGAAGAGAAGCAGGGGCTATACCAATGACACGACTGATAGACGGCAAACCGGGATTTATGGTGCATAGAGAATGTGTTCGCCTTAGAAAAGCTCTGGCTGGGGGCTATCACTTCAAAAGGGTGGCAATGGGCTCGGGACATGAGCGGTTCAAGGATGTTCCCAACAAAGACCACAACTCCCACGTTGCTGATAGTCTGGGGTATCTTCTGCTAGGGGGTGGAGAGCATCGTAATATGGTCAGAGGTAAATCTCCTCACTTCTATAAAACGGCAAACGCTTGGGGTGACTTTGATGTTTTTGCCTGATGAAATCACAGAAGTAGCCAAACTTGATGGGGTTCATGCAAAGATTGTAGATTTTGAGCCGCATCACATTGACAAGATAAGCTACAGATCTGCCGATAGTGTCTTTGTCCAAGCCAATAAAGAGCAGTTGGTCAGTCGATTGCCCAAAGGTATGTCGTTCTCCGGGACATATGATGATCAAGTATTTGCTATGTTTGGGTTAGTTCCCTATTGGAAAGGATGCTACGAATGTTGGCTCATACCTGCAACAGATCTTGATATCCACAAAATGAAAATGCACCGCACCTCAATACGTTTTTTTGAGTATACAGCCAAGGTATTGAGAGCAAAACGATACCAATGTTATGTATTTTCGGCTAACTTACGGGCTGTTAGATGGATTGAAATGATGTTATTTAAAAAAGAAGGGCTGATGAAAAACTTTGGCCCCAACCAAGAAGACTTTTTTTTATATGCGAGGTATTTCTAATGGGATTTTTATTTGGAGGGGGTGGATCAAGCGAACCAAAGCCAGATCCAAAGCCAACTGAAAGCGTTCAAAGGCAAGAGCAGAAGGTGCAACGGCAAGAAATTCAAGAAAGACGCAAGATCAATCAGCGAATGCGAAAGATGAAAACAGGGGGCATGAGCCAACTTATGGGGGAAAGAGATGAGCCAACCCAAGGAAACCCTATTCAAGTATCTAGAACATTAGGGCCAGATAGAAATCCACGATAATGAGAAAGTATTTACGCAACCCAAGAAAGAAGGAGATGAGCGATGCCTATGGTGAGTTACAAGACGAAGGACGGAACAAAGAAGAAGAAGTTCAAGTACACAAAGAAGGGAGTAGCGGAAGCGAAAAAGATGGCGAAGCAGACCGGGGGGAAGATTAAGGTCAATAAAAGCTACGGATGAGACTTGATGTAACCACACTCAAGGGTCGCTTCAAGAAAGCTATGGCCCACAAGGATGAATGGCGATCCATCTATGAGGATGCGTATCGCTATGTTTTACCTAATCGTAATCTCTATGATGGGAACTACGAAACGACTTCACCAAAAAATGACAAGATGAACAGAGTGTATGACAGTACAGCAATACACGCTACCCAGAGATTTGCCAATCGACTACAGTCGGGGGTCTTTCCTACGCAACGTCATTGGTGTCGTTTAGTTCCGGGGGAAGAGATACCAAAAGAAAGACACGTTGAGATACAGCGTGTTCTTGATCAGTATGCAGATACTATGTTTGATGTTATGCGGCAATCAAACTTTGATATGGCGATGGGTGAGTTTCTCCTCGAGTTAGCAATAGGAACGGCTGTAATGATTATTCAACCCGGTGACGAGTTGCAACCCATTCGCTATACAGCCGTTCCCTCCTTTCTCATTGCTTATGACGAGGGGCCATTTGGTACAGTTGACAAGGTGTATCGCTTGCATCGCATTCCTTTTGTCGCTGTTGATCAAGAGTTTCCAGATGCTGACATCCCCGATCAGCTCAAACAGAAGTATGACGGCAGACCAGATGAGAAGATAGAGCTGTATGAGATTACCTGCTATGACAAGGATGAAGGTATCTTTCACTATCATGTCATTACCAAGGAAGGTGAAGATGAGATTGTGTATAGACGTTTGAACTCCTTCCCTTGGGTTGTGTCTCGGTATATGAAAGCAAGTGGCGAAAAGTATGGCAGAGGACCTGTCCTTACAGCTCTGCATGACATCAAAACCCTCAACAAGCTCAAAGAGTATCATCTCAAGAATGCATCTCTCTCTATCGCAGGTGTTTATACAGCAATGGATGATGGGGTGCTGAACCCAAACGCAGTCAGACTTGTACCTGGAGCTATCATCCCGGTGGCTCGAAACGGGGGAAACCAAGGAGAAAGCTTGAAGCCCTTGCCCAGAAGTGGTGATCCGCAACTTTCCCAGATGTCACAACAAGACCTTGTGATGTCCATCAAGCAAATACTGATGGATGATATGTTGCCGCCAGATACATCCTCGGCTCGATCTGCTACGGAAATCATGCAAAAGATGAAGATCTTATCTGAGAATATGGGCAGTGCCTTTGGAAGACTTATACAGGAAACGATGTACCCCGTTGTCAGACGTACTCTTGAAGTTATGGATGAGCTTGGAATGATTGAACTGCCCTTGAAAGTCAATGGGTTGCAGGTCAAAGTTCAGCCCGTAGCTCCAATAGCGATGTCTCAGAACATGGAGAAAGTAAGTGAAATAATGCAGTATATGCAGATAGCACAGAGTATGGGGCCTGCCGGGCAGTTGGCAGTAAAGCAGGAAGTCCTTCTTGACTACATAGCCGATCAGCTTGCTATACCTGCCGAAGTCAGAATGACCCCAGAAGAAAAGCAACAAATACAGCAAATGCTGATGGAACAAGCAATGCAGATGCAAAATCAACAAGGAATGATGCAAGGTGGCGGAGAACCAGAACAACCAGCTTGATGAAGATCTATGGCCCAATGTCTCTGAAGATCCTCAAGCATCCCAGATGGATATGCTGTATGCAACTGTCTTCAATAGTCCAGATGGCTTGAAGGTCTTGAAGCATTTAGAAAGCACAACTATTGATCAGCCCTGTTGGTTTCCGGGAACAGAAGCAAGCCAAGGATACTATAGAGAGGGGCAAAACTCATTAGTAAGACAGATAAACAATCGCATAAGGAGAGCTAAAAATGTCTGAAGAACAGCAAGAAGAACAGATTGAAGAGCAACCACAAGCTGAAAGCAGTATGGAAAAACTAGCAGGAGAGGATCTCAATGCCACGACAGAAGAAGAAAATTCGCACCTCCAGACCAATGATGAGCCGGAGGGTGTTGATCCGGACGAGGTTGAGTTCGTCAAACCAGAGTGGCTCCCGGAGAAGTTCTGGGATACGGAGAACGGCACGAACATAGAGAAGCTTGCCAAAAGCTATACTGATCTTGAAAAAAGATTTTCAAAGGGGGAACACAAAGCCCCAGAGAGTTATGATGTTTCTTTTCTAGGAGAGAATGTTCCAGAAGATGATGAGCTTCTCAACAACTACAAGGAGATAGCCACTACCTATGGAATGTCACAAGAACACTTTCAGACACTTGCTATGCAGTTTGTTGGTGCTGTTGAAGAAGAGGAACGCAGTGAGCAGGAGTTTATTGAAGAGCAGAAGCGTCTGTTAGGAAATAATGCTGTTGAGTTAGTGCGATCCAACTATGACTGGGGAAAAAGTCTTCTGAACAAAGGGGTCATTACAGAGAATGAGTTTAGTGTCCTAGACCAGATGGGCGGTACAGCCGATGGTACAAGACTATTGCGAAAGATTAGAAACCTATCAAGTCCAAAAGAACTGCCTATTCCCTCTTTCACCGGGGAAAGAAAGACAAAAGAAGAGTTGGCTCAGTATGTAGCTGACCCACGTTGGAAGTCTGATCCCGTGTGGAGAAAGCAAAAAGAGAAAGAGTTTTACGACAACATTGCCTAATTTTTCTTCTTTACTCAATTTTCAAGATATGGTATCGGTGGATTGAGCGATAACTACATCTGTAGCCGTTCAATCTTTTTGATTGGCGGATTTATTCCATAACCAAGAAAACACTAATGTTAATTTTTTTATGGAGCGATAGATGTCGAACAACGCAATTTCAAACGCATTCGTCACTATCTTTGAAAGCGAAGTCCATCAAGCTTATCAGTCTGAAGCTAAGTTGGCAGGAACTGTCAGAACCCGAACCAATGTTGAGGGGTCAACTGTAAAGTTTCCAAAACTAGCTAAAGGTCAAGCTTCTGTTCGCAATCCGGGGACACAAGTCACACCTGTTGGGGCCCAGTTCTCAAGTGTAACAGCAACGATGGTGGATTATTCAGCATCAGAGTACAGTGATATCTTTAACCAAGCGAAAATAAACTTTGACGAGAGAGCAGAACTAGCCGAGATGCTAGGTAAAGCCATAGCCAGACGAGAAGATCAAGTGGTGATTGATGCCCTAATAAACGCATCAGCCGGGTCAACTGTCGCAAATACTGTGGTAACAAGCGGATCAGCAAGTGCTTCTGACCTCAATGTTGGAAAGATTATTGCCGCAGGAAAAGCACTAAACGCAAAAAACGTACCTGCTACCGAGAGATGTTTGTTAGTTCATGCTAACTCAATGGCATCCTTACTTGGTGATGAGAGAGCAGTAAGTTCTGATTTTATTCAGCTACAGGCTCTCCAGAGAGGTGAGGTTCAAACTTTCGCCGGGTTCAATATAATTATGTTTGGTGACAGAGATGAGGGCGGTATTCCAATCGATGGATCAAATGACAGAACGTGTGTAGCGTTCCACAAGTCAGCCATTGGTCTAGGTGTTGGTATGCCTGCTAAAACAGAAATCAACTATGTTGCAGAAAGAACATCGTTTCTTGTGACTGCCATGTATTCGGCAGGAGCGATAGCGGTAGATACTGATGGCATCGTAGATGTAACTTGTAGGGAGAGCTAAGATGGCATTTGTAAGAAATGATTTCAATACCATCGGAGGACAAGCCAGAGCCGGGGTTACTCCAGCTATGTATGTCTATACCACAACAGAAGCTCATACTGCGGTAGACGCAGAAGGATATTTCAACGACATATCTGATATTCTAAGTGTGGGTGATATGATAATTGTTCATGGTTCAACCGGTGGCACACGAACAGTCACTATGCACGTTGTTGTCAGCAACGCCAGTGGTGTAGTTGATATAAGCAATGGTACAGTCATTGCCGTGGTAACAGACAGTGACTAATATTCTTGGGGGGTAGTTCCGACTGCCCTCCAAACCAAAAGGGGTTTGAATGGCAAGCACAGACACAGACGTTTCTATTTGTTCTCAAGCCCTATTACTTCTCGGATCAACGAGTATATCCTCCTTTTCCGATGGAACTGCCCCGGCTTCAATAGCTGGGGTTCTTTATCCAAAAGTAAAAGCACAAACTCTTGGAATGTATCCTTGGAGCTTCTCACTTACAAAAACACAATTAGCACAGTCAGCATCTACTCCCCTATCTTATTGGCAGTATGCCTATGCCTTACCTTCAGATATGGTGAATGGAGTACCTCGAAAAGTATTTATCTCTAATAATACAAACGCTCCTAATCTTACTGACTATGAGATCCAAGGTGCTGAACTATTATCACAAGAGCAGACAATCTATATAGATTATCAAAGGGATGTTGATGAGCAGTCAATGCCTGCTTATTTTGTACAACTTCTCATATATCAGATGGCATGGCATCTAGCTGAACCTGTAACAGACCAGACTACCAAATCAGAATATTGGAAGAATGTAGCCCTTGGAACTCCCCTAGAAAGTCTGAGGGGTGGCTACTTCCGTCAAGCTACTGCTATTGATGGATCTGGGCAATCTTCTCAAGTTCTAGCTGATTATGTACTAGTGGATGTCAGATGAGCCGGGTTACAGTCTATCAATCAAACTTCACAGTTGGGGAGCTTGATCCTCTTGTCAAAGGCAGAGTTGATCTCAATCAGTATCCTTCTGGATTAGATCGGGCAAAGAATATAACGGTGATGCCGCAAGGTGGCTTTGAACGAAGACCGGGACTTGCGTTCTTACAAGATCTGAGCAGTCACTTAGGTGGCTCTTTCAATGCCCAGAATGGTATTAGGCTCATTCCTTTTGAGTTTAGTAATGATCAAAGCTTTATGTTGGTCTTTGTAAAGCAGTCAGCGTCTGAAACTAGAATGTTTGTCTATGCTAACAAGGTTCTAATTACAAATATAAATGGCTCTGGAAATAATTATCTTGCTATAAATCTAGGCAATATAGATCTGTCCAAGCTATTCTTCACTCAATCGGCTGATACACTAATACTTGTTCAAGAAGATCTTGCCCCTCGAAAGATTGTAAGGGGTGGGTCAAACTCAACATGGACTGAAAGCACTATATCTCTAACCTCTCCTTTTCATGCGTTCACTATCTCAACATCAAATCCAAGTGCAACGATTACACCAGACGCAGTTGATGGAACAGTTAAGATTACAGCATCGTCCGGGATATTTTCTTCTGGCAATGTAAACCAGTATATCAATGTCCTCAATGGTTTTGGTCGTGCTAGGATTATTGAGTTTGAAAGCTCTACAGTTGTAAAGACAGTAGTTGAAGTTCCCTTCTTTGAAGCATCAGTTGCTATTGCGTCTGGTGACTGGGAGCTTGAAACGGGATATGAAGCGGTCTTCTCTAATACAAGAGGGTTTCCCCGGACCTGTACTTTTCACGAAGGACGGCTCTTTTTTGGTGGGTCAAAGTCTATGCCCAACACAGTGTTTGGCTCAAAGGTTGCTGACTTCTTTAATTTTAAAACAGATGAAGCGTTGGATGATGATGCGTTGTTTGTCACCATATCAAGTGATAGTCTGAATGCTATCAATGCTATTCGCTCTGGTCGAGACTTGCAGATCTTTACGTCATCGGCTGAGTTCTTCATACCACAGTCAACACTTGATCCAATAACACCATCAAACATAGTTATTAAGATTGCCACCCGTAGAGGGTCAAAAGAGGGCATCAAACCCGTGTCAGCGGAAACTGGCACTCTTTATATACAAAGATCAGGTAAAGCCCTCAGAGAGCTTATTTTCAGCGATACAGACCTAAACTACAACTCAGACAATGTGTCTCTTCTTTCCTCCCATTTGTTGAAGAACCCTACCAAGATGGCTCTGAGGGTGGCAACCTCTACAGATGATGGTGATCTTCTTATGATCTGTAATGGAACGGATGGGTCAATGTGTGTCTATTCTATTCTCAAACCACAGAATGTTGTTGCACCGTCTGAGTTTATTACTGATGGCACGTTTGAAGATGTCTCTGTTGATATTGAGGATATTTATGTTGTGGTCAAAAGAACAGTCAACTCTGCAACCAAGCATTATCTTGAGTGCTTTGATGATGATAGAACTACGGATGCAAACATACAATACTTCTCTGGAGCGACTGCCCCGGATCAAGCAAAGCCAACTAACACTACTGCCGGAAGTCTGTCGCATTTAGAGGGTAAGGTTGTGAATGTTATAAGAGATGATTTTGTGCTGACTGATAAAACTGTTGCGTCTGGGCAAGTAACTCTTGATGCAGTACCTACAACCTATGTTGAGGTTGGGTTGCCCTACGATGTTGAAGTCAAGACTATGCCCGTTGAACCAAGGCTATCAAGTGGCGTTATCACAAGCAGAAAGAGAAGAATACTAGAAGTATCGCCTATATTAGACAGAACCCAGAACCTTGCAATCAATGGTAACGAGATACCCTTTCGAGAGTTGCCCCATACATTAGGAACAGCTCTGCCAACCTTCACCGGGAGAAAACGTATGTCTCCTCTACTTGGCTACTCAAGTGAGGCCCAGATTACATTTACAATGACTAAACCTCTATTCGCTACAGTACTAGCAGTAGAGTACAAACTTTCAACAGGAGCATAACTATGGCATTTGTAGCACCAGCATTAGGAGCAGTAGCAGGATCATCAGCGATGACGGCAGTATCTGTTGGGTTGTCGGCTGTTTCCGCAATAGCACAACTATCGGCAGGAGAAAAAGCAAAACAAGCCTACGAACAGAGAGCAAGAAATGAAGAGCTTAATTCAAGAGTGGAAGCAGTCAACGCAAAGAAAAAGGGTGTAGAAGCTCTCAAAAGAACTAATGCAAGTCTAGCATCCATTATTGCAGG